GAAACAGTGAGAGTAAATCTTAAATACGGCAACAAGCTAGTACCTGCTGGTGGACTTGACTGATGCCAGTACCTACAGTTAATGCAATCTTAAACTTAAGCACCGGGCCAGCCTTTGCCCAGGCTTTCTTAATTGATTCGGGCATACTAGGCACTAACGTATTAGCAGATGCCACAGCTGTAATTGTTGATGTATCCGACCAAGTAAATTACATACAAACGCAATCAGGGCGTAGTGCTTTAGCAGACCAATTCCAAACAGGCACACTTACCTTACGTATTGTAGATCAAAATGGCGATTTTAACCCTACTAACGTTACAGGGCCTTACTACGGCTTACTTACACCAATGAAGAAAGTGCAGATAACTGCTACTCATAACAGCATTACTTATCCTATATTTGCAGGATTTATTACATCTTATGTTAATAGTCAGCCAAAGGATGCAACAGAAGTCGCTTACACTACAATCAGCGCCGTTGATGCCATGCGCTTAGCGCAAAATGCACAAATTAGTACAGTCACTGGTGCGACAGCGGGCGACTTATCAGGCACACGCATTAACGAAATATTAGATCAGATCCAGTGGCCTGCGACAGCACGTGTTATAGATGCGGGGCAGACAACATTACAAGCTGATCCTGGCACAGCACGCACATCTTTAAATGCTATGCAGACAGTGGCCGACTCAGAGTATGGCGCTTTCTTTGCTAATTTTAACGGAGAGTTTGTATTTAAGGATCGGAATACAGCCGTATCGTCAATAGGTGATACGCCTACAGTGTTTGCAGATGATGGCAGTGGTATCCCTTACGCTAATGCACAATGGCTTTTAAACGATGATCTAATATTTAATTCAGCCACAGTAAGTAGGACAGGTGGCACACCTCAAACAGCTTCTAACGCAGCGAGTATTGCAAAGTATTTTATTCACAGCTACAACTTGCAAGATCTACTAATGCAGACCGATGCCGTAGCCTTAGATTATGCAAGGGCGTATGTGGCTAGTAGGCAAGAAACTTCTATTCGATGCGATGCAATAGAACTTGATTTATACACGCCTAACTACGACACAGGCATAGTGGCCGCTTTAAGTTTAGAGTTTTTTGACCCAATTACAGTATCTACGACCCAGCCAGGGGGGTCATTATTAGAGGACACCTTGCAGGTATTTAGTGTATCTAACACAATCACACCAAACAGCTTCCGTACAGTGCTAGGTACGCTAGAACCTGTCATAGATGGGTTTATAATAGGCAACGTAGATTACGGAGTCTTAGATCAAAGTGTATTATCTTATTAAGGAGATAGAATGCCAACTTTTCCAGGTTTAACCGGTGATGTAGTTACTTCTGCTATGTGGAATGGACTACCAGCCTTTACAGTGCAAACTGCGAAGACAGCAGATTACACAGCAGCAAGCGGTGATGAGTACCAACAACTTATACCAATAAATAAAGCATCTGCTATTGCATTTAAGTTACCAACCGATGCTACTTATAATTTTGCAGTGGGAACTGTTATTACAGTATTAAATATAGGTGTAGGTACATTAACAATTAGTGCAGTAACACCTGGCACAACTACAGTGCTAAGTGCTGGTGCTACAGCAGCATCTCCAACTCTTGCACAATATAAATCTGCAGCTTGTATTAAAACAGCTGCTAATGCTTGGTATGTAGTTGGGGCTATTGCATAAATGTTAAATATAATATCGGCATCACTCGCACCCACGACGCCTTCCATTGTCACTGTTGAGTATTTAGTAATTGCAGGCGGTGGCGGCGGTGGCGGCGGTCAATTGGGAATCAATAACACAGGCGGCGGTGGCGGCGGTGCAGGCGGTTACAAAACGACAACATTAACAGGAGTAAGTCGGGGCGTAGCATTAAGTCTAATTATTGGCGCTGGCGGTGGCGGTGGAACAAACGCTTCGGGAACTAATGGTAGTAATTCTGTTTTTTCTTCGGTAACTTCCACAGGTGGCGGGGGTGGTGGTCACCAAAGCAATGGTATTGCTGGGGGATCTGGTAGTGGTGGTTCACAATTTGCCGCAAGTGCTACTGGTGGTGCTGCATCTCCTGCTGGTCAAGGAAATGCTGGTGGTGCAGTTGTAGCGGGCAGTTGGGAAGCAGGGGGCGGTGGCGGGGGTGCGGGGGCAGTAGGTGGAAATGGAGTTCAGGGCGCAAGTTCAGGCGCTTCAACTGGCGGAACAGGTGGTATTGGTTCAGCATCATCCATAACGGGTTCATCAGTAACTAGAGCAGGTGGCGGTGGCGGTGGAACTCGTTTTGGAACTCCAGGCAATGGTGGATCAAGTATTGGTGGAAATGGTGGGGGAACAAGCGCTGGTGGTAATGGAACTGTAAATACTGGAAGCGGTGGCGGTGGTTCGGGAAATGGTGGGGGTGCTGGGGGATCAGGTTTTATTGTTCTTAAATATCCCGACACTGTTACGGCTACATTTTCAGGTGGAGTTACACAAACAACCACTTCATCAGGCGGTTACAACATCACCTCAGTAACTGCTGCTGGTGTTTCAGATACGGTGACCTTCTAATGGCTCATTACGCATATTTAAATCAAAATAATATTGTTGTTAATGTTATTGTGGGTAAAGATGAAACAGAACTAATTGATGGGTTAGATACTGAAACCTATTATGCATTAGGAACTGAGTACACAGTTAAGCGCACATCTTACAACTCTAAAATTAGAGGTGCTTACGCAGGCATTGGTTATACCTATAATCCTGATGAGGATATATTTGTAACACCTCAACTTTATCCATCTTGGAGTAGATCAGGTTCTTTTTGGAATCCACCAACTCCAATGCCGACTGAGGGCGAATGGTATTGGGATGAAGAAAGATTAAGTTGGATAGAAATTGAAGCCTAAACTATGTGCAGCTGGTGTGCAGTTAAGAGATCAAGTTGATACGTGGTTTCCAGATAGGCGTACTGCCAGTGATGGGTGGTTGGGCGATAGCCGTCATTCCGCCAGAAAATCAGATCATAATCCAGACAAGTTTGGATATGTCCGAGCAGTTGATATTGATTCTGGGCTGGAGCCATCCGATGGGCTCGCACCTTATCTGGCTGACCAAGTCAGAATCGCAGCCAAATCGGATCCACGCATATCATACGTCATCTTTGACAGGCGAATATGCTCGAAGATATTAAATTGGAAATGGCGTAAGTACAAAGGCATCAATCCGCACAAGCGCCACATACATATCAGTTTTACAACACTAGGCGACCTGAATGGCACGCCATTCGATATACCACTAATAGGGGGCAAGATATGAAGATAAGCAAAAAGCAAAAAGCAATACTCAAATCATACTTCAGAGGTGTGCTTGTATCGCTACTAACATTCTTAGCAAGTAATGAATTAGGTTTAGATCCTGCCGTGTCTGTGATTGTTGCAGCGCTAGCAGGTCCAGCAGCTAGGGCTTTAGATAAATCCGACAGTGCTTATGGCATCGGTGCTAATGAAGCATGACACCTACAGAATGGGCTGGCTTTGGCGCTGGCGTTATGGCCGTGCTATCAGGCGGGCTAGTAGGATTACGTTTTCTAGTTAGAGGCTGGTTGAACGAGTTGCGACCTAATGGTGGCGCTAGCATGAAGGATCAACTAACACGATTAGAAAAACGTGTCGATGATCTCTTTATCTTAATTAGTAAGTCATAATTTTAATATGGCTAGCACTCGTAAGCGAAAGAAGATTAACAGGCGTGTGGTACGTAAATCACCCGACCCTTTATCTAAGCTAGAAGTGTTTTATATTGCTAAGCATGAGATGTTTAAAGCTGCACGTAAGGCTGGATTCTCAGAATCTGTATGCCTGTATTTAATGGATAGTCCATCATCTATGCCCGACTGGGTAGTAGGCGACAATGGCATCATCCCAACTATTCCTACTCCAGATGAGGATGACGATTAAGCGCTACCTAGTTATCAGTGATTTACAAGTGCCGTTTCATCATGAAGCAGCTGTAAAGAATGTAATTAAGTTAGCAAGGCGGGAGAAGTTTGATTCAGTATTGGTGGTTGGGGATGAAATTGACTTTAACACAATTAGTAAATGGGCTGAAGGCACACCTCTGGCTTATCGGCAAACCATTCACGATGATCGGGAACTTACTAAGTCGATACTGTGGGATCTCAGTGAGTACAGCCGAGAGTGTCATATTATCCGTAGTAATCATACTGATCGCTTATATAACACTTTGCTTAAGGTGCCTGGTTTAATCAGCTTACCCGAATTACAATACCCAGCATTTATGGGGTTTAAAGATATGGGCATGGAATACCATCGCACCGCTTATGAGTTTCACCCAGGCTGGATGCTGGCCCATGGCGATGAAGGCAACATGTCTCAGCATGCGGGAATTACGGCTCTTAACCTGGCTAAAAAATGGGGTAAATCTGTACTGTGTGGACACACCCACAGACTAGGCATGAGTGCCTATGCAGAGGGCGTAGGAAGCCATTACAGGGCCTTATATGGTGTTGAGGTAGGTAATCTTATGGACCGCAAAAAAGCCTCTTATTTACGCTATGGAAGCGCTAATTGGCAGATGGGTATTGCTATACTAGAAACCATAGGCAAGACCCTGACACCGACCCTGGTGCCAATAAACAAGGATGGCTCATTTACAGCATTAGGCAAACATTATGGGGCTTAATACAGAGTACGAAGAGCGCACGATCGATGACCATATCGATGACCTCGAAGATATTAACGTTATCTAATCGTTATAAACAAAACAGTCTAAATCATCCACAAAGTCATACACAGGT